AAACGTTTTTTTTATGATTTAACTGTTTTAGGTATTGGTGCTGTTAAAACTAGTTTTACTACTTCTGAAGGAGCTGTTATTGATTATGTTGATCCTGCTAATTTAGTTTATTCATATACAGACTCACCATATTTTGATGATATATATTATGTTGGTGAAGTAAAATCAATACCTATAAACGAACTAGCAAAACAGTTTCCTTTTTTAACACAGTCTGATTTAGAAGAAATATCTAAAAATAAATCTTATAATAGAACAAATAATCATAGCAGATATTCAACTGATAGAGATGATGTAAATAAAGTTCAAGTTTTATATTTTAATTATAAAACTTATATGAACGAGGTTTATAAAGTGAAAAAAATAAAAACTGGTGGTGAAAAAATACTAGTTAAAAATGATACATATAATCCACCAGCAGATAAAGAAGGTGATTATAGCAAGTTATCAAGATCTATAGAAACATTGTACGATGGTGCTTTAATATTAGGTACAGATAGATTACTTAGATGGGAAATGTCAAGAAATATGATGAGACCTAAAAGTGATTATACTAAAGTTAAAATGAACTATAGCATAGTTGCTCCACGTATGTATAATGGTAAAATTGAAAGTATAGTTAGTAGAATAACTGGTTTTGCTGATATGATACAACTTACACATTTAAAGTTACAACAAGTAATGTCTAGGTTAACTCCAGATGGCGTTTATTTAGATGCTGATGGTTTAGCTGAAATAGATCTAGGTAATGGTACAAACTATAACCCACAAGAAGCTTTAAATATGTTTTTTCAAACAGGTAGTGTTATAGGTAGATCATTCACACAAGATGGTGAAATGAATCCTGGTAAAATACCAATACAAGAAATAACTTCAGGCGCTGGTGGTCAAAAAATGCAAGCTCTTATTGGTACGTATAATTATTACTTACAAATGATAAGAGATACTACAGGATTAAATGAAGCTAGAGATGCTGCAACTCCTGATAAAAATGCTTTAGTAGGTGTTCAAAAACTAGCAGCAGCTAATAGTAACACAGCTACAAGACATATACTGCAGGCTGGTTTATTTTTAACAGCTGAAGTTGCAGAGTGTTTATCACTTAGAATATCTGATATTATAGAATACTCTCCAACAAAAGATGCTTTTATACAAGCCATAGGTGCTCATAATGTAGCTACATTAGAAGAAATGTCTGATTTACATTTATATGATTTTGGTATATTTATAGAACTATTACCAGACGAAGAAGAAAAGATGATGCTTGAGAATAATATTCAAATGGCTTTACAACAACAAAGTATAGAGCTTTCTGATGCTATAGATCTTAGAGAAATAAAAAATGTAAAACTTGCAAATCAAATTTTAAAAATAAGAAGAAAAAAGAAAGTTGAGCGAGATCAAAGGATGCAGCAAGAAAATATGAAAGCTCAAGCACAAGCAAACGCACAAGCTCAACAAATTGCAGCACAAACAGAAATGCAGAAAAACCAGTTTATGGTACAAAACCAAATTCAGTTAGAACAACAAAAAGGACAAATAGAATCTAACAGAATGGTTCAAGAAACTCAACATAAAAAAGAACTAATGTTAGAAGAGTTTAAATACAACATGCAAATAAAAGGCTTGGAGGTTCAAGGTGCTAGAAGTAGAGAAAGTGAAAAAGAAGATCGTAAAGACGAAAGAACTAAAATACAAGCAACTCAACAATCAGAATTAATTGACCAAAGACAAAGTGGTAAACCACCAAAAAAGTTTGATTCATCAAGTGATGCTCAGGGTTTTGACTTAGGTCCAGTTAATTTGCAGTAAATTATTAATTATTATTATATTATATTATGGAAGAAAACAATAAACCAGAGGTAGCTCAAGAGCAACCTCAAGTAGACGATAAAGTCGAAAAATTAAAAATAAAGAAAAAACCATCAATGAAAAAGTTTAGCAACGATCCTGATGGTACTGTAAAATTAGATTTAAGTAAAAAACCAAAACCAGAAGAAAATGAAAAACCAGAAGAACCAAAAGAAGAAGTTACAGAAAGTAACGTTGACGACAGCGGAGTGGTTGCAGAGCCTGAAAACACCGAGCCCGTACAAAAACAAGAAGAAGTACAACCGGAAGCAGAAACACAAGAAACTCCTGTAGTTGAAGAAATAACAGAAGAAACAAAACAAGAGGTTGTTGAAGTTGCTGAAGAAGCAAAAGAAGCAATTGAAGAGTCTTTAGAAACTGGTAAACCACTACCAGAAAATATACAAAAGCTTGTAGACTTTATGGATGAAACAGGTGGTGATATACAAGACTATGTTAAGTTAAATCAAGACTTTAGTAAGTATGATGATATTTCTGTTTTAAGAGAATACTATAAACAAACTAAACCACACTTAACTGATGATGAAATAAGCTTTGTTATGGAAGATACATTTTCATATGACGAAGACGAACATACAGAAAAAGAAATACGAAGAAAAAAGCTAGCGTTAAAAGAGCAAGTTGCCAGCGCTAGAAGCCACCTGGACGGGCAAAAGTCCAAATACTATGCGGAAATCAAAGCTGGTTCAAAGCTAACAGCTGAACAACAAAAAGCAGTTGATTTCTTTAATAGATATAACAAGAACGCAGAGCAAGATAAATTAGCTTCGCAAAAAAGTAGAAAGATCTTTACAGAAAAAACAGATAAAGTTTTTAATCAAGATTTTAAAGGTTTTGAATATAAAATCGGTGATAAAAAATTTAGATTTAATGTTAAAGATCCTAATAGTGTTAAACAGCAACAAAGTGACATTAATAATTTTGCTAAAAAGTTTTTAGGAAAAGATAATGAACTACAAGACGCTGCTGGTTATCACAAGTCTATTTTTACAGCTATGAACGCTGACGCTATTGCAAATCACTTTTATGAGCAAGGTAAAGCTGATGCTTTAAAAAACAGCATTGCTAACTCTAAAAACGTTGATATGAACCCAAGACAAAGTCATGGGCAAATTGAAGCGGGTGGTATGAAATTTAAAGTGTTAGGTGATTCAAGTTCTGATTTCAAGTTTAAAATTAAAAACAAAAATAAATAACAATTTAAAATTTTTACAAAATGGCAATTACAAGTAATGTGACTCCAACGCCAGCTCCAACTAAAAACACTTTAGCTAGTGCTTACCTAGATTTTGCTAGTGGAACTGCTGATTGGGCACAACAATACCTGCCAGACTTAATGGAAAAAGAAGCTGAGATTTTCGGTAATAGAACTATCTCTGGTTTCCTTTCTCAAGTCGGTGCAGAAGAAGCAATGGCTTCAGACCAAGTAATCTGGTCAGAACAAGGTAGATTACACTTAATGTACAATGGTACTTCAACTTCCGCTTCTACTGGTGGTACTATATTAATAACTAGTGATATTGATGGTAACGCTGTCAGTGGTACTCAAGATTGTGCTATAAGAAAAGGTGATATGGTATTAATATCTGACGCTAATGCAACATGTACAGCTTATGTTAATGATGTAACTGACGTAGGTTCTACAGGTACTCTTAACACTATTACCGTTGACACTTATACTGCAACAACTTTAATTAACGCTGGTATCGCTGATGGAGCTGTAACTGTTATGGTTTTCGGTTCTGAATACCAAAAAGGGCAAGATGGTAGAGAAACTGCTAATGAGCCTGTTTTCAAATCTTTAGGTAACAAACCAATTATTTTAAAAGACTTATATCACGTTTCAGGATCTGATGCGTCTGCTATTGGTTGGATTGAAGTAAGTGGTGAAGAAGGACAAAACGGTTACTTATGGTACTTAAAAGCTGAAGGTGATACTAGAGCTCGTTTCGCTGATTATTTAGAAATGTCTATGCTTGAAGCTGAAAAATCAACTCAAACAGGTGTTCCTGCTCCATTATCTTATAACGTTGCAGCGACTGCAATGCAAGGTACTGAAGGTTTATTTGCAGCTATAAAAGCTAGAGGTAATGAAACTACTGGTGTTACTGGTGTTAACTGTGCTACTGATTTAGCTGAGTTTGATGCAATACTTGCTGAGTTTGATAAAAACGGTGCTATTGAAGAGAATATGATGTTTGTTGACAGATCAACTAGCTTAGCTGTTGATGACATGTTAGCATGTATGAACTCTTACGGTGCTGGTGGTACTTCTTATGGAGTATTTGACAACTCTGAAGATATGGCGTTAAATTTAGGTTTTTCAGGATTTAGAAGAGGTTCTTATGACTTCTACAAGTCTGACTTTAAATATCTAAATGACAAAGGTACAAGAGGTGGTATACTTGACACTGTTAACAACATTAGAGGTGTCATTGTTCCTGCTGGTGTATCTTCAGTTTATGATCAAACATTAGGTAGAAACCTTAAGCGTCCATTTTTACATGTACGTTATAGAGCTTCTGAAACTGAGTCTAGAAGATTAAAGACTTGGATTACTGGTTCTGTTGGTGCTACTACATCGTCTTTAGACGCGATGGAAGTTCACTATTTATCAGAAAGATGTTTAGTTACTCAAGGTGCTAACAACTTTATGTTAATGAACTAAAACTATTTTTAAAAGACCGGGGCTTCGGCCTCGGCCTTTTATTTTATTAATTTTATTATATATTATATTATGGCAA